CTGGTTCAAATAAAATACTTGTTAATCAAATAACGGTAACACCTGACGCGCCTTCGGCATTTATTAAATACTCATTAGTCGTCACGTTAAATGGGAGTACAGTATTTACATCTCCGCAAGTAACAGGAACACAAACTTTTATTCCGCCTTTATTAGTAGCTAATGGGGTTTATACTGTAAGCATAGTACACGAAACATCTTTGACTTTTACATCTATTGCTTGGAATATAGAAGGTGAAATAGGAGCTACGTCTTGGAGTGATACAGCTACGAGAAACTCATTAACAGCAGCAGAGACGTTTGACTTTCAAGTTCCTAATCAGATACCTGACATTAGTATTATGTCATTTCTTACTGGTTTATTTAAAATGTTCAACTTAGTAGCATACGTTAATGACGACAGGGTTATCGTTGTAAGGCCATTAGAGGCCACTTCTGGTGTATCGCATAGCTATTACACTTCTGCGGATGTAAGTGGCTTAGACGCGCCCGTAAACTATAATATCTCAGAATACACAGACACTACCCAAAGCGAGGTGAACATAGCTTTACCATACAAAGAGATTATCTACGCTTACGAGGGCACAGGAACATATCTAGCTAAACAGCACAATCAATTGTTTGGGAGTGCGTGGGGGTCTTTAAAATACATAGGGGGTACAGACCCTCTTGGTACTGGTGGCGTAAATCTTAACACATCAACAGAGGTTTACAAAGTCATCGTTCCTTTTGAACATATGAAGTTTGAGAGGTTGTTAAATGTTGGCTCGGCTGCAAATACCCCTACGACTATCCAATGGGGCTACTCAGTAAATGAGAATCAAGAACCATATATAGGTAAGCCGCTTATCTTTTATGGTATAAGACAATCAGGTGGGTTTAGTCTTAGTTTCCAAGAAAGCCCTAGTGCAAGAACCGATACCGATAAGTATTGGATACCATCTAATTCTTTATATCAGGCTTCATCTAGTGGTAAGGAAAACATCAATTTTAATAATGAGCTAAATGAATACGAGTTTAATTCTGACCAGTTTACAGAAACGCTTTTTAGTGTTTATCATAGCGAATATATTATTGATGTATTTAATCAAAGCAGAAGGCTAACACAGGTTACTTCTTTTTTACCTCTAAGGATTACTTACAACCTTAAACTAAACGACACCTTTACAATCAACTCAAACACATATAGAATTAACTCCATTACTACTGACCTACAAAGCGGCAAGAGCAAAATGGAATTACTAAACAAGGTATGATAAAGAATATACTTGATATGCTAGAATTAGCAAAAGGGGAAACTGAAAATATAAAAATAGCACAGGGCAAAAACGCTTTACCTAAAGACTTAAAAAGTGCCTCTAAAATTATTAAAAATACTATCAAATGGCAGAAATAAAAGAGTACACGCTTAAGGTATCAACCAAGCAAGCTCAAGAAAATATTGATGAATTAAACAAGTCTTTTAAATTACAGGAAAGTTTAATAGATGACCTTGAAAAAGAAACCCGTAATCTTGAGAAAACATTAAACGCAACATCTAAAACAAATGTAGCAGCAAGGCAAAAGCTGAACGATAAAATAAAGCAAACCAAAGAACGTCTTAAAGATGAAAAGAATGCTCTTAAAGATTTAAACAAAGACCGCAAAAAAGCCAACGAAACATTAAAGCAATCTACGGAAGATGCGGCTGATTATAGTGGTGTTCTTGGTATGATTGATGCTAAAACGGGAGGATTGATTTCAAGTATTGGTAGAATGACAACCACTTTAAAAGGTGCTACTAAGGGATTAAAGCTGATGAAAATAGCTATAATCGGAACGGGTATTGGCGCTCTATTAATTGCTATTATGGCAGTAGGTGCAGCGTTTAAAGGTTCAGAAGAAGGACAGAATAAGTTTGCTAAAATAATGGCTGTCATTGGGGCATTGACTGGTAACATTGTTGACCTTTTTGCTGACTTAGGTGAGGCAATTATTTTTGCATTTGAAAACCCTAAACAGGCATTAAATGATTTTGTTGATTTAATTAAAAACCAATTAATAACAAGGTTTAATGGACTGTTAACTTTGCTACCTAGTATTGGTGAAGCTGTAAACCAACTATTTAAAGGTAACTTTTCTGAGGCTGGTAAGATAGCCGCTGATGCAGTTGGTAAGGTTACTCTAGGAGTTGATAGTGTTACGGATAGCTTGAGTAAAGCAGGCACAGCTCTTAAGGATTTTGGCAAAGAACAAGTAAGAGAAGCAAAAGCGGCTGCGTCTGTTGCTGATATGAGAGCAAAAGCGGACAAGATAGAGCGTGAGTTGATTGTTAAGCGTTCAAAGTTAGAATCTGAGGTTGCACTACTAAGGTTAAAATCAAGGCAAGAGGAAGAGTTTACAGCTACTGAAAGAAAAGCGGCATTATTAGAGGCTCAAAAACTAGAGGAACAGTTGCTTGAAGACCAAACGCAGTTCTTAACATTGAGAAGAGATGCTCAAGTATTGGAAAACACCTTTTCTCGTAGTAACAAGGAAAACTTAACAAAGGAAGCTGAAGCAATTGCAGCCGTAAACAGACAAATAGCTTCTAGGGCTAACACCGCTAGACAAGTACAAAGGGAAGTTAACACCATACAAGGTCAAATTGAAACGGAAAACAAGGCCATACTAGCAACTGAAAAAGCAGATGCCAAAGCTATATCAGACTTTAAAAAAGCATTAATAATAACAGATAAAAACGATAAACTAGCAGCTCTTGAAAAAGAAAAAGCTGATAGGGTGTTAGCCTTAGAGGGTTTAAAGGTAAGTGAAACAGAAAAAAATGATTTACTACTAGAAATTGATGCAGCTTATAACGCCAAAAAAGAAGTCATTGATGCAGAGGCATCAGATAAAGAAATAAAAAGATTAGAGGCAGTTGCAGCAGAGGAAATAAGAATTACAAAGCTAGTCAACGCACAGAAAAAAGCATTACAAGACTCAAATCTAAATAATATAAGTCAAGGCTTTGCATTACTTGGTCAAATCGCTGGTAAAAATAAAGCACTTCAGGCGGCGGCTATAATAGGGGAGAGTGCTGTGGGTATTGCTAAGACAGTAATTGCTACTCAAGCATCAAACGCGGCTACTATTGCTCAAGGTGCGGCTCTTGCTATTCCAACGGCTGGAGCTTCTGTCGCTGCTGCGGCTTCACTTGTGGCTTCAACTAATATTAGCGCAGGAATTGGTATTGCTATGAATGTGGCTGCAACTGCTAAAGCGTTAAGCGGATTAAAAGCTGGAGGCTCTCCACCACCACCACCTGCAATGAGAACAGGCTCAGGTTCAAGCCCTGCCAGTATACCTACCCCTCCTGAATTTAATACAGTAGGGGCAAGTGGTACAAATCAATTAGCGGATGCAATAGGAAGTCAAAGCAAACAACCTATAAAGACTTTTGTAGTAGCTAGTGATGTGACAACAGCGCAAAGCCTAGAAAGAAATATTATCACAGGCGCAACAGTAGGTTAAATACAAAATTGAATTTTAATTACGTTATATAGATATGAGAATAATTGAACTAATATTAGACGAAGAGCAAGAGGAAAGTGGAATTGAGGCAATTAGTATTGTTGAAAGTCCTGCCATAGAATCTGATTTCGTAGCCCTAAGTGCTGAAGAGATTAAACTTGCTGAGGTAGACAAAGAAAAAAAGATATTGCTAGGTGCTTTACTTATTCCTAATAAGCCTATATACAGAAACGGTGAAGAGGGTGAATATTATATTTTCTTTTCAAAAGACACCATAGTTAAGGCATCACAGATGTACTTAAAAAACGGTTATCAAAATAAATCAACCTTAGAACACGACCAAGCACTTAACGGATTAACCTTAGTTGAAAGTTGGATTGTTGAGGATGAGGTAATGGATAAGTCTAGGAAGTATGGTCTTAATGTACCTGTCGGAACTTGGATGGGTGCTGTAAAAGTTAATAATGATGAAATATGGCAGGAGTATGTTAAAACAAATAAAGTCAAAGGCTTTTCAATTGAAGGTTACTTTGCTGACAAAATGGGCAAACCTGCAAAAGAGGCTAAAGAAGACTTATCAGAAGATGATAAGCTACTTAATGAAATAGTAAATATTTTAAACTCAGAAAATGCGTAAGACTAACGGCAAGTTTATACCTAGTAGGACATCTCCTAAAGGCAGCGGAAGGGCTTGTTTATGTTGGGATAGCAATACTTATTCTATATCGTGTTGTGATGGTTCTATGAGGGCGCAAGGCATAGGGGTTATAAGTAGAACAGAATGAAAATACAAAATTGAATTTTAAATCCGTTATATAATTATATGAAATCAACCGAAATGTTAAACCAAATTAAAACACTTCTAAATATCGAGGTCAAACTTGAAGATATGAAGTTGGAAAACGGTACTGTGATTACAGCCGAATCCTTTGAAGAAGGCAAAGAAGTGTTCATCGTTACAGATGATGAAAAAGTAGCAATGCCAGTAGGTGAATATATCCTTGAGGATAGCCGCTTAATGGTTGTATCTGAAGAAGGTATGATTGCTGACGTTAGAGAAGTATCTGACGAAGTTCCTGCAAAGGAAATGGAAAAAGAAGGTGAAGAAATCACTTCTGATTTGGGTTATGATGAAAAAGAAATGGCTGAAGATGGCGAAGCAGATGTTGCTGATTGGAAAGGAATGGAGAAAAGAATCCAAAACCTAGAAGACGCAATTGCTGATTTGAAAGGCGACAAAGAATCTAAAATGGAAGAGGTAGAAGAAGAAATGTCTATTGAAAAACCATTAAAGTCTCGCACTATTAAAGAAGAATTTTCAGAAGCATCCGCTGCACCTATCAAGCATAACCCTGAAGGTGAAACCGCTAAGAAAAAAGTGGAATTTGCTAAAGGCAGAATGGGGGCAACACCTCTAGACAGAGTATTAAGTAAACTAAATAAATAAATCAAACGAATATGAGTAATTCAAGAAACGTGGCACTAGCCACTACAACTAACATCACTACTACTTATGCAGGTGAGTTTGCAGGTGAGTACATCGCAGCCGCTCTTTTAAGCGCATCAACTATTGATGACGGTGGTTTGACTGTTAAGGCTAACATCGCATTTAAAGAAGTAATCAAGAAACTAGCTACCAACGCTTTGGTAACCGCTGCATCTTGTGACTTTACACCAACAAGTACAATCACTCTTACTGAGCGTATCATTCAACCAGTAGAGTTACAAGTCAATCTACAATTATGTAAGTACGACTTCGTAAACGATTGGGAAGCTCAATCAATGGGTTATGGTTTAGGTCAATCTTTACCCCCAAAATTCTCTGACTTTATGATTGCTCACGTTGCCGCTGAAGTAGCTCAAAATACTGAGTTCTGTATTTGGCAGGGAGACACAGCCGCAGCAGCAAACAACTCTTTTGACGGTTTTGAAAAACTAATCGCAGCTTCAGCAGCAGCAGGAGATATTCCTGCAGGTCAGCAAGTAGCCGCTATTGCAGGTGGTTTAACTGCAGCTAACATTGTAACTGAATTGTCTAAAGTTGTAGATGCTATTCCAGCTTCACTTTACGGTAAAGAAGATTTGTTCCTTTACGTTGGTTCAGCAGCTGCTAAATTTTACGTTCAGGCTCTTGGTGGTTTTGGCGCAAATGGATTAGGTGCAAATGGTGTTTCTAATATGGGAACTCAATGGTGGAACAACGGTTCACTTACTGTAAACGGAGTGAAACTATTTGTTTGTCCAGGAATGAGTGCTAACACAATGTTTGCTGCTCAACGTAGTAACTTGTATTTCGGTACAGGGTTACTAAACGACACCAACGCGGTGAAGGTTTTAGATATGCAAGATTTGGATGCGAGTAACAACGTGAGAATGGTAATGCGTTTCACAAGTGGTGTTCAATTCGGAATCGCTTCTGACTTGGTTGAGTACGCTTAATTAATTAATAATCATTAGAAAGGGGTGGGTGGTATTAATCCGCTCACCCCTTTTTTTTTAAACCTATAAAAAAATAAAATTATGGCTTGTGCATTAACATCGGGACGGAAAGTTCCTTGTAAGTCCGCTTTTGGCGGCATAAAAACAGTTTTATTTGCAGACTATGGCACTATCGCTAGTGTTACTGTTGACGCTTCAACAAAAGAGGCTACAATAGTAGATGCTTCAACTCCACCTGTGTGGTTTGAGTATGATGTAAAAGGTAATTCTAGTCTAGAAACAAGTGTAACCAGTTCGAGAGAAAACGGTACTACTTTTTATACTCAGACTTTGGCTTTGACATTAACATATTTAGATGCTAAGACTCAGGCAGAATTGCAATTACTTGCAGTAGCACGCCCTTACATCGTGGTTGTTGATTATTACGGAAACAATTTCCTTTGTGGCTTTGATGCAGGTATGGAATGTACAGGTGGTACAGTCGTTACAGGTGCAGCGGCAGGTGATTTAAGTGGTTTCACTTTAACATTTGAAGGAATGGAAGACACAGCGCCTTTCTTCCTAGCCACAGCAGTAACTGCTTCAGCTTTA